AAGCAGTGGGACGGCTGGGGCACGGCGTTGAAGCCCGCGCTGGAGCCGATCACCGTCGCCCGCCGCCCGCTCGACGGCACCGTGGCCGAGAACGTCCTGGCGCACGGCACGGGGGCGATTAACATCGCGGCGTGCAGGGTGGATGCCAACGGAGAAAAGACAGGCGGAAACGGATACATCGGTTTGAAACAGGCAAAGGGTTGGAACGCAAACAATATGCCATACAAGCGGGAACAAGAGCAGTCCACAACCCAAGGCCGCTGGCCGGCGAATTTGATTCTCTCATACCCACCCGACGAGCTTGGTCCTGACGGCAAGCCACTGCCGAACCCGGCGAAAGACGAGGTGGTGGGGATGTTCCCGGTGACGGGCAATAGCTGCGGGCGTGACAGCCGGGGGCGTGTTCACCAAGCATTCACGGATGACGCACGGAAAAGCACACGTGACGACGTGCATCCGGGGTTCGGCGACTCCGGTTCAGCCGCCCGGTTCTTCAAGTGCTGCCCGATGGATGACGAAGTGGCAGAGGTCAAGCGGCTGGTTTATTGCAGTAAGGCGAGCAAGGCGGATCGTGATGCCGGGTGCGGGGGGCTGCCGCAACACGACACTTATAGCGAAGCGGCGGCGACGCCTATGCGTGACCAGCGCGAACAGAGCAAGCGTGGCAACAACCATCCGACTTGCAAACCGACCAGTTTAATGCGCTACCTCGTCAAGCTCGTGACTCCGCCCGGCGGCGTGGTCTTAGATTGTTTTATGGGCAGCGGCAGTACAGGGGTTGCAGCCGTAAAGGAGGGCTTCCGCTTTGTGGGAATAGAGAAAGACCCTGTTTATTTCGAGATCGCAAAGGCGCGCCTGCTCCATGCCATAGCGGAACGGCGGCGCCTTGAAAACGAACTGCGGCAGGGGTTGCTGCCTCTGACGCACAACAAGTATTAGAAGGCGCTGGAAGGGACCAACGGGGTAAATCAACTTAGCGCAATTTGTATCAATGCGAACATTTTTACACGGAAAACTTGCATCGCCTTTTCGCTCTGTGTATTTTTTAACAACAGACCGGACGGCAATCACCGTTCGGCGGAGTACATGGAACAATGCCGCGCAACCCCGGACTGCGCTACTGGATGGAGCAGAAGGCAAGGCTCAAAGCCGACGGCCGCTGGCGGCACTACATTGTCACCCGCGCCAAGCTGTGGCTCAGCGGCTGGCCGCAGTCTGTCCAGACCTCCACGATTCTTGCCGATTTTTACCCGCCCGATTCCAAAGCCGTTCCCACCGATGCCCAGCTTATTGAGCTTGGCTGGAACGGCAAAGAACCGACCAAAGAGCAAGTCTCAGGAACAGCGCCGGAAATCGCCCTGAACACGGAAAAAGAACGCGCCAAGCGCGGCGAGCCGCAGATTCCGATTCCCGTGGCGGATGCCGACCTGGAACGTGTTTTGCGGATGCCGTTTGAACGCGGCGACGTGACCCCGCCCCCTGCGCAACGCCCGCACGACCCGCACACAAAACAAAGGCGGGCGGCGCGGTCCAAAAGTTTTCCGACGCCGCTTAAACCGCAGCCCGTTCCCGAAGCGCCGCCGATGCCGATGCCGCCCGCATTTGATTTCACCGACGCGTTGGTTCAAAAGCCGGAACCGGCCATGTTTGAGTTTGATGTTCCCGAAGTGCCGCAACCCGCCGCCCCGACCCGCAACCAGCTTGGCGTTTCGGATGCCCGAAGCTGGAATGACGTTATCCGCTGGGTCTTCGACAACATGGGCAACGAAAAAATCGCCGCCGCAGACGCCCCGACCCCCGGAGCATTTGCCATGCTTGTCGAATGCCAGCGCAACCCGATGGCGCGCAAAGATTTTTACAACGGGCCGGTAAAGCAGTTGATTACCAAGGAAAACGACCCCGAAGCAGACAGAGCCCATGACACCGGATACGACAACGCACGTGACGCCCTTCAGGCGGTTCTTGCAGGCGGCCAGTAGTCACGCCGGACGGTTCAGCGATCTCGTTCCGCCGGATGTGATTGAAAACTGCCGGTTCAGAACCGAGATGCTTGCCTGGGCGCAAAACAGCAAAGCGCGGCAGAGCGTGCTGATTCAGATGTGCCGCGAGGACGTGCTGTTCTTTTTCCGGGCGTTCGCATTCACCTTTGACCTCATTGATTCGACCGGCCACGCCATCAAGGTCATTCCGTTTATCCCCTATGATTTTCAGGCGGATGCCATTTTGAAACTGAACAGCGCCATCGGCACCGAGGATGCCGTGATTCGTAAAAGCCGTGACCTTGGCGCAAGCTGGTTGCTGATCACCCTGTTTGATTACCGGATGCTGTTTCAGGATATGGAGACATTTCTGGTGGTCAGCCGCAACGAAAAATATGTGGACGACCCCGGCAACCCCGATTGTCTGTTCTGGAAAATAGACTTCCTTCACAGATATCTGCCCGGCTGGATGGCGGGGAAAAAGGCGGTTAAACGCTCAAAACTGCATTTTGAGTGCCTGCGCACCGGCGGCGTGATAGACGGCGAGGGCACGACCGGCAATATCGGGCGCGGCGGCAGGCGCACGGCAATCGGCATTGACGAATTCGCCGCATTCGACAAGCGCGAAGGATTTGAGGCATTGAGCGCCACGCAGGCCGCCACGCGCAGCCGGATAATCAACAGCACGCCGCAGGGCGCCGGGAATGCGTATAGCGAGTTCTGCAAGCTGCCGGGGTGCCGCAAAATCACAATGCACTGGAGTATGCACCCCGTGCGCAAACGCGGGCTGTATCACGTTACCGACAAGGGACAGGTACACGTACTGGACACGGACTGGCACGGGCAAAATCCCGGCTATGATTTCCGCCGGATGCCAGGCGGCTACGAAGGGTTGCGCAGCCCGTGGTATGACGCGGAATGCGACCGTACGCCCATTCCCAGCCAGATCGCCCAGGAACAGGACATGGACGAACGGGCCAGCGGCGCGGTGTTCTTTGATCGTGAGGTGATAGACCGGCACAAGCTGCTGCACTGCTGTCAGCCGCGCTACGAGGGCGAGTTCGAGTACAGCGCGGAGCGGGCCGAGCCCAAACGTTTCAGCGGCAGGCCGCGAGGCCGTATGCGCCTGTGGTGTGCGCTTGACCCCGCCGGCCTGCCGCCGCGTGAAGCCCCCTATGTCATTGCCTGCGACGTGGCAACCGGTACTGGCGCGAGCAACAGCACGATTTCAATCGTCAACGCCCAGACCCACGAAAAGATAGGCGAATTTGCCGACCATCAGACACGCCCCGAGGAACTGGCGCGGCTTGCGGTGGCACTTTGCCGCTGGTTTGTCAAGAGCAACCGCCATACTGACGGCGTTGTCAGCCCGGCGACGCTGGTGTGGGAAGCCAACGGACCGGGCCGGACGTTCGGCCAGGAAGTGGAACGGCTGGGCTACCGCAACGTCTGGTATCGGCGGCGCGAAGACAAGCCCGGCAAGCCGCACACCGAGTTTGCCGGATGGTGGAGTGACCCGAAAACCAAGTCCGACCTTCTCAGTCAGTACCGGATGGCGCTTGCCAAAGACCTGTTTATCAACCCGAGCGAGACGGCGCTAAGTGAATGCCTTGAATATATCCACGAAGGGCAGACAATCTGGCACGCCAAGGCACTGAGCACGATTGACGCCAGCGGGGCGCGCGAAAATCACGGCGACCGGGTTATCGCGGATGCGCTTGCCAGCCTGGTGCTGAATGATGACGAAGCGCAAGCGATGCTGCCGGACATTGAGGAACCGCAGGTGCCGGATGACTGTTTTGCCGCCCGTCAGGCGGAGAGGCGCAAGGTGCAGGCGCAAAAACAATACTGGATTAACGCGGCATGAATAAAGAAGAAATAAGCAAGCTGCGCGAACGCATAACGCAAAGCGCCCAGCGCATGAGCGAACCGCGTGAAACCATGAAAAAGGCGATAGGGCTGATGTGTACGAAACACTACAGCAAACAATCGCCGGCGCCGCGCACCAGCATCAACATCATCGAGTATACCAGCGAAATTTACCTGAACCAGCTTGTGGCGAACAACCCGCAGGTGAAGGTCGCCACGCCATACCGTGAACTCAAGGCGCAGGCGTACACCCTGCAACTGGCGCTTAATCATCTGCTCAAGGAAATCCGCTTCAGGGAAACGCTGGAAGAGGCGGTCACGAACGCCATGTTTGGAATCGGCATTGTCAAGGTGGGGATCGGCGAAAGCGCCAGCCAGATTGAACATGGCGGTCAGACGTTCAACCTCGGCCAGCCGTTCGCCGACAGCATTCTGCTGGAAGACTTTATCGTGGACATGGAAGCCTCGAACTGGGACAGCATTCGCTTTGCCGCGCACCGCTACCGCGTGAGCCGCAGCAAGGTGAAAGAGGCCGGGATATACCGCAACCGAATCCTTGATGACATCGCCGCCGCCGGCAGCGCCGACCGCACGCCGGAAAACGAGGAAAAGCTCAATGCCATGACCGGCGCGGGCAAGTATTACGTTGACAAAGAGCACGAAGATGACATCGAGCTTGTAGATGTATGGCTGCCGGAAACGCGGCGGGTCGTGGTCATGGCGTATGACGGCGAAACCGAGCCGCTGAGCGATGAGCCGTGGGAAGGGCCGGAAAGCGGGCCGTTTGAAATACTTGCTTTCCGCGAGGTGCCCGGCAATGTCATGCCGCTGCCCCCCGCCGCGCTGTGGATTGACATGCACGAACTGGCGAACCGGCTGTATAACAAGCTCGGCGACCAGGCAGACCGGCAGAAAACCGTCGGCGCGGTCGCCCCGGACAGCGTGAAGTACGGCGAAACCGTGCGGGACGCGAACGACGGCGACATCGTGATCAAGCGCGCGGGAACGCAGCTTGAACAATTCAGAATGGGCGGCGTTGACCAGGCCGTGCTGGCGTTTGCCATCGGCCTGCGGGAACATCACAGCTATCAGGCCGGCAACCTGGACGCGCTTGGCGGCCTCAGCGCCATGAGCGAAACGCTCGGGCAGGACCAGCTTCTGACCGCCAGCGCCAGCCAGCGCATTCGGCGAATGCAGGACCGGGTGTACGGCTTCACCGAACGGGTAGTCAATAAACTGGCGTGGTTTTTGTATCACGACCCGTTTATCAGCATTCCACTGGTCAAGCGGGTAGGGAGTATTGAAATCCCGGTTGTTTACACCGCCGAACAGGTGGAAGGCGACTTCCTGGAATACAACTTCAGCATCAAGCCGCACAGCCTGCAAAACCGCACGCCGGAACAGACGCTGCAAACCATGCTCGGACTTTTCCAGCAGGTCATTGTTCCGCTGATGCCGATGATTCAGCAGGAAGGCGGCCAGATAGACGCGCAACAGATTATCCGCACGGCAAGCGACATGGCGAATCTGCCGGAACTTGCCGACATCATCCGCTGGCAGCAGCGCAACGGCGATGAGCGCAGGCCGGTAGGCGCGCCGCAGGCGGAATCGCCGGCCATGCCGCAGAACACCACGCGGCGGTATGTCCGCGAAAACGTGGCGCAGCGGACGCGCCAGGGGCAGACCCAGAGTATGCAGGCCATGCTGCTGGGCGGCAAATTGCAAAACAATGAAGCGCGAAACGCTTTTGCGGGATAAAGGAATTGCGATATGGAAGGCAGAGCAATCAGTTTTGAAACCAAAGACTGCGTAGACCGGCTGCGGGCAAACGCCAAAAAACTGCAAAACGGCGACAGCGCCGATCTTACAATCATGGGCCGGGCGATTTCCGATTTGTCATTTCTGATGGCGCACCAGATTGAGGCGCATGTTATGACGGAGGCGGAATGCGAAGCGCGCCACGCTGAGCTTGAGCAACAACTGGCGTGCGGCGGACGGGGAATCAACTGGCCGACCGCCAGCGTGATTCTCGGACTCATTGTTTCTGTCAGCGGACTGTTGTACGGGATGTTGCGGTGATGCCGAATTACAGCTACCAGTGCGAAAACGGGCATGAATGGGACAGCGTAAAGCCGATGGCGATGCGCGACCGTGCTTTTTGCCCGCAGTGCGGTATGCCTGGTGCCCGCAATTGGCGGCGCGAACTGCTGAACCGCCGGATTTACAAAGGTGTCTGGCCGGTACTCAGCGACGCTGCGGGCGTGCATCCCGACCAGATACCGGAGGCCAAGGCCAGGGCGGCGGCCAGGGGCGTGAAAATTGATTTTACCAGTGACGGCAGAGCGATCTTCGAGTCACCCCGCCAGCGCCGCGAGTATTGCCGGTTGCGCGGTTTGCGGGACATGAACGGCGGGTACAGCGACCCGTGATGAGCAAAAAACAACAGCCGGCGAAGAGCAGGAGAAAGAGACAATGGCACGCGAAACAGAAAATTTGACAGACGCAGAAGAGCGAGAGACCTTGGACGGCACCGAAGAACAGCCGGGTACTGGTTCCGGTGCCGACGAATACGTCGGCAGTGCGCCCGATGATGAGGACGGCGAGACCATTCCGCCGACCGAAGAACAGGCGGGCGAAGCCGGCGGGCAAGGCGCTGAGGGCGGCGAAAGCGCAGGACAAGAACAGGAACATGCCGCAGACATTCCGCAGTACCAGCTTGAACGCGCTCAGGCGCTCGACATCAGCGAGGCCGACATTCAGCGTTTCAGCAAGGCAGGCGTTCTGGACGAGATGCTGTGGCGTCTTGAACGCGCCGGTGCCGCGAAGGCCGGTGAACAGAAAACAAAGCCTGACAAAGATCAGGCGCGGGAACCTCTGTTCAAGCCGTTCACCCTTCCCGATGAAGAGAAGGAAAAATGGGACGAGGATATGCTCGCTCTCATTGATCGGCAGAATCAGCACTGGCAGGAGCAGATGCAGAATCTGCTCGGCGACAAACTGCCGCTGCTGAATCAACTGGCGGAACAGCAGCAGCAATCACAGACGCAGCGGCGGCTGATGGACGCGATGGCGGCATTCGATGCCACGCTGAACACTGTGGTTGACGAAATCCCGGACATGGAAGGAGTGCTCGGCAAAGGGGATGCGCAATCGCTGAAAGACAACAGCGGCGCATTTCAAAAGCGCGCGACGCTCTTCGACGACGTGCAGAAACTGGTGATGTCGGCAATGCAGGCCGGGCGTGAACCGGATGTCGCGGCGATCACGCGGCTTGTGCTGAGTGAAAAGCTGCCGAAGGAACTGGATGCTGCAATGAAGACACGCACCGCGACCGCCGCCAGGTCGCGTGAAAAACAGATACTCGGGCGCGGCAGAGGCAGAGGCCCGGCAGGGCTGACGCCGGAAGAACGCGCCGTGCAGAAGTTCAACAGCAAACTCAAGGAATTCGGTGTCACGCCGGACGCGGACATTGAAGAAGACCGATTCTAACAAGGAGAAGACAACATGTCACTGACCCTCGCACAATATGCAGACCTTGTGGCGAGCACGCTGGAAGAGTACGGTCCGCCGACTTTTCAGCAGATCGCGCAGGACTTGCACCGTTACGAAGTCATGTCCAAGTGGCTGAAGAAAGACAAAGTGGTGTTCGACACCGGGCGAGGCATCAGCCGCCGCCTGATGCTGACCTACCAGAACGTCGCTCGCCATGTGGGCATTTACGAACCCGACAACACGTACCTCAACGATGTGCTGCAAACCATGACGGCCCCGTGGGTTCATGCCAACACCTTCTGGCTGTTTGATCGCATTGAAGATGCCGTCAACTCCGGCAAGGCGATGCTGAACAGCGTGATCAAGCCGAAGGAAGCGCAGGCTATGCTGGCGCTGGCGAGCACGCTGGAAACCAAGGCGTGGAGCTGCCCGGGGGTGAGCGAAACCACCCTGCCCTACGGCATTCCGTACTGGGTGGTCAAAAACGCCAGCACGGGCTTCAACGGCGGCGCTCCCAGCGGGCATACCACGGTCGGCGGGATCACTCCCACGGCCAACTGGAAGAACTACACCGCGCAGTACACCAGCATCGCGAAAAACGACCTGATCGCCAAAATGCGGACGGCCTATCGCAATCTGCAATGGGAATCCCCGCTTGACCAGGACGACAAGGGCTATCGCAAGCAGATGCAGGCCGAAATGCGCCTGTACACCACAGGCGCGGTCATCGACGCAATGGTGCTGCTGGCTGAAGACCAGAACGACCAGCTTGGCCGTGATCTGGCAAGCCTTGACGGGCGCACGCTGTTCAGAGGACATCCGCTGGTGTGGGTGGAGCAGCTCGACAGCGACAGCACCGCGCCGGTGTACATGATTGACCACAGTTCGTTTTTCCCCATTTGCCTGAAACGCAACTACCTGGTCAGAACCGGCCCGCAGAAAAAGGCCAACCACCACAACGTGCTGGAGGTCTTCATTGACCTTTCCTACAATTACGTGTGTGTGGATCGCCGTCGGCAGGCCGTCATCGCGACCGCCTGATGAAACCACAACAGAGGTGCGCAGAGAAGCAAGAAATAAAGGAGCAAGCAAACGATGCACACTGTTCTTTATGACAACCTCGGAACCGGACCTTCGTTCATTCTGGCGAAGGTCAACGCGGACGCCATCGCGTCCAATCCCGGCGTCGGCTATGGCTTGGTCGAAGACTTTGATGCCTTCGGCCAGACGGTTGCCGTCACGTCAAACGTCGGCTACTATGCCGGCAAGTCCGGCGCGTGGAAATCCTATGAAGACAACAGTTGCGCGATCACGCCGCAGGCCACGGTCAACGGCGAAATCGTGATTGCCACCACCACCTCCGACAACGTGGAGGTATGGCTGCAATCCGGTGCGAGCGCCGCAGCGCCGTTCGTCATCAGCGACACCAGCGGCAGCGACAAAAAACTGGTGTTCGAGGCCCGCGTCAAAACCAGCACGGCCACAAACAGCAAGTTCGGCTTTTTTGTCGGGCTTGCTGAAGAAGGGCTGGCTGCCGCTGACACAATCGCGGATGACGGTACGCTGGCGAGCAAAGACCTGATCGGGTTCTTCCGGCCCGAAGGCGATGGTGACGGAATTGATTTCGTTTACCAGAAGGCCGGTCAGGCGCTGCAAACCATTGTCGCCGACATTACCGTCGCCGCTGACACATACCTGAAGCTCGGCTTCGTGTATGACCCGGCGGCCCCCGCCGCCAAGCGGATTGCGGTGTACGTTGACGGCGTGGAGCAGTCCACGTATGTTACGGCCACCAACATCGCGGCGGCCACGTTCCCGGACGGCGAAGAGCTGGGCGTTCTGATCGGCGGCAAAAACGCCACAAACGTGCAGTACACCCTTGCTGCCGACTGGCTGTATGCGTTCCAGGAGCGCTATCAGTCGTAAGCAGGTGACGTAAACCCCGGTCCTGCCGGACGGTCTTGAACCTCCGGCAGGACCACAACCCGAAAAAGCAGGAAGCAGGAGCACCGGAAATGTTGGACATAACGAAAAACACGTACCGTCAGACTCTCGGGTTGCGGGAAGGCGAAGAGATTCCGCAGCATGTGCAGGATTTGCACGAGCAACTCAAGCACCAGTGTGACCGCGCCACCATCGGCGATTTCGGCCCGCACGACTGTATCATTATTGCGACACTCGCAGAGATGCGGAAGCGGCTGGTCGAGGCGGTGGCGGCTCCGGCAGCGGTGGAATCCCCGGCAGAAAGCCCGGCAGACAGTGTGAGTTTCACGCTGCCCGCCGCTGAACCGCAGGGGGCTGCGCCAAAGCCGAGGGCACGGCGCAAACGGCGGAGTGACGGCGGACGTGAGAAGGTGACGGAATGAGCGAAAGCAGTCTCAGTCTCGCATACAGCGACATTGCGGCACGGGTGGCGCGGTATCTCGGTTATCCGACAAGCACAGGTGACATGAGTGCCAGCCAGCTCAACGACGTCAATGACGCGATAGACAGCGGGCTTCGGCAGTTTTACCATCCCCCGGCGATTGCGGGGTACAGGCTGCCGCATATCTGGAGTTTTCTTCAGCCCGAGGCAACGCTGACGCTTGCCGCCGCCGACAGCACGTATGACCTGCCGGACAATTACGGCGGGGGCATTACGCAATTCAATTACTCCAGTGCAAGCAACCCATACCAGCCCGTGCGGATTGTTCCCATCGGAGCGATTCGCCTGAAACAGCAGGCGGGCACCTCCAGCGGTTATCCGACCGAAGCCGCCGTGACACCCAAGACCTCTGCCGGAACGGCCGGCCAGCGGTGGCAGGTGGAATTCTGGCCGACGCCGGACAGCGCCTACACGCTGTATTACCGCTATTCAGTGCTGTGCAATCAGCTATCCACATCCGCGCCCTACCCGCTTGGCGGGGAAAGGCACGCGGAAACGATACTGGCAAGCTGCCTTGCCGCCGCCGAAGAAATACTGAACCAGGAGCGCGGTATCATGTACCAGCGCTTCATGGAGCGTCTGACCGCCAGCATAGCCGCTGACGAAGAAGACGCTCCGCACAGTATCGGCGGCACGGTAGGCGGCTGGCTGGCTGACGGCATGGCCGGCCAGATGCGCCGCCATGACACATGGGCGACCTCAGTTCCATACGTGTAAGACAAAAACAGCAAGGAGAACAAAGACGATGAAACAGAAATTCCTGTCACTGATGGTGCTGTTGGCCGCTTCGCTGTGGCTGGCACCAATCCATGCCTATGCGCAGGCCCACCGGCTTCCGGCGGATCTGGCGCGGGCCGACTTCCCGGACAGCGGCGCGATTCTCGGGCTGGTGCCCGGCGATGTCTTGAATATCAAGATCACCACCGTGTTTCGAGACGCAGACGGGGTGGTTGGCGAAGCCGAAATCAACAGCGTCGTGGTGTTGCTCGACATCAAGGGATAATGAGAACATGGGCAAGCAGGCGGTTGTTGAGTTGCAGTTTCCGGCCAAGGGGCTGAACAAGGCGTTCGCCTTTCAGTCCCAGCCGCCGTACACGACTCCCGATTGCCTGAATGTCCGAGCCTTTGACCAGGCCGGGGGCCGCGCAAGAGGCGGTTCCCGGCCCGGCCTTTCCAAGCACAGCGTTACGCAACTTGGCGGCGGCGACCCCGTCAGGCTGCTGTCCAGCGTCAGAGCGGTGTACAATGACGGGCTGACGGCATGGATTGACACGTTTGACGGCACCGCCCTGAGCACACACTGGTCAACGGCGGCATGGGCCGCCGCCGCGCCCGGCATTCTGGGCGACATTGACGGCGCGGTGTCCACAAGCACCGAAAGCGCGGCGGTCGTCAGAACGTTGCTGACGCCGTTTGACACCACGCAGGCTTATCAGATTGATATTTTGGTTGTGCCGTATGACGGTGCATACCACGGCACATATCAGATTTTTGCCGGTTTAAGCAATACCAGTCCAGACAATACTCAAGACGGCGTAACAGCCGAAATTACCATTACCGGGACTACGGGCGTTTATTCCGGCACTCTTACTTCCACGGCCAGCGGCGTTGACACTGAATACGCCATGACAAGCGGCACTACCGGCGCGGCAATCCCCGCATTTTTCAGTTTGCTTGTCAGCGGCACCACGGTTACGGCCTATTGGAACGGGACGAGCACAGTATCCAAAACCGTGACGGGCCTGAGCGAAAGCCGCTTCGGCTTCGGACTGGTTTGTACCGAGGCGGGCGGGGCGGCGCTGGCTGACATGTTCCGCATTCAGTATCGCAAGGGAATCACGGAACAAAAGCTGCGCGACATTCTGGTGGCGTCAAGCAACGGCACGCTGTACAAAACCACGTATGCCGGAACGTTCGGGGCCGTAAGCGGCAACCTGACCTTGAACACCGACCGCCGGATAAATGCGGCGGAGCGGGCGCAGAAGCTGTATATCGCGGACTGGGGAAATCCACGGGTGTACGGCGCGGACGGGGTGCGCGGCACCGCCGACAACAAACTGGATGCGGCATCGGTTGCCGACTGGACGGCGAAAAGCATCAGCGTCTACAATGACGTGTGCGTCATCAGCAGCGCGACCGGCGATCTGGTGAACGGCACCTACACCATCAGCAGTGTCGCCAGCGGTGAAATCACGCTCGGGAGCGCTATCGCCACCGGTGTCGCCGGAACATGCAGCTACCGGATTGTCAGGGCGCCGAAGGTTTATGACCCGGTGGCCGATACGCTGACGCTGTGGACGGCAACTGTCGGCACGGTGCCGCACGATAACCCGCTTGTCTGCCGCTGGCGCGACCGGCTGGTGCTGGCCGGCGATATTACCAGCCCCCACATGTGGTACATGAGCCGCAGCGGCGATGCGCTTGACTGGACATACTCGACCGATGTTGATGATGCCACCCGGCCTGTGGCCGGCAACAACAGCGACGCCGGCACGCCAGGGGAACCGATCACCGCGCTTATTTCGCACAGTGATGATTATCTGCTGATGGGCTGCCAGTCAAGCCTGTGGCTGCTGCGCGGCGACCCGGCGACCGCCGTCAGCAACCTTGACAAGATCAGCGACCGGACCGGTGTCCGGGGCAGCAACGCATGGTGCCAGGGAGGGAGCGGTGAAATTTATATTCTCGGCACGGACGGGCTGTACCGCATAATGCCGGGTGCGGAAGAATACTGCGTGCCGCTGTCACACGACAAACTTCCGGCGGCGTTCAGCGATGTAGACAGCGGCTTTCATGTGGAACTGGCATACGACCACGCCGAGCGCGGCATTCATATTTTCATGGTCGGTGATGATGGCATGAACCGTCTGCATTACTGGTTTGACCTGAAGGTGCAGGGTTTTTGGCCGGTGCAGGTTCCCGAAAACTACGAGCCGCTGAGCATGTATGCCACTGACATCAACGGCAAGCCGGTATGCCTGCTTGGCTGCCGGGACGGATACGTCAGAAAGTTTGACACCCAGGCTGAAACCGATGACGGCACGAGCATCACCAATTATGTGCTGTACGGGCCGATGCGGCTGGGGCGCAGCGGCTTTCACGAAGGCGGGCTGCGGGAACTGGCGATCACCCTGTCAGAAAACAGCAGCGGCGTGACCTGTTATGTTTTGCCCGGCGACAGCGCGGAAACCAGTGTCGGCGCCACCCCTGTAAGCGTCGGTACTTTTACGGGCGGCCGGAACTGCAATGCGAGGCCGAACCGCCGTGGCGCGGCAGTCTGCCTGAAACTGGCGGGCGGCGGGCTGCGGCGATGGACGGTGGAAACTGTCAGTATGCGGGTTGAGAGCGCAGGAAGGCAACTTCTGTGAACGACCGCGATTTTATTGAACTCAGGCGGCGGCTGGCATACATTGAAAGCAAACTGCTGCTGCTCAAGGCGGACGATGACCATTCGCACGCGCAGCTACATGCCCGGCAGCACGCGCT